CCATTAGAGACATGGTTGTTCCATGACCGGTTGTATTTAAGCCCAACCGGAGTTTTCTACGAGTTCAACTCTCGGATTTGAAGTTTTCTCTACTCACGAGTGAGTGGATCATTTGCCGTCCAAGCCGGCGCGGCCTACCTCTGCCGCGTGCTCGCACCCGACGTTCGCCGGACGTCTCACCATTACGGTGTGCTAGGGTTGTGCCCCGCTATGACGAGGTCTTAACAGTCATGCCGCACGATGGCCTCTAACGTATAGGACGCCAGGGGCTCGTCGATGTTGCTGTGCCGAAGAAGCTGTGTCAGCTCTCCCACATCGTGTGCTGTGAGGTCGTAGTGGTAGGATAAGTAGTAAAGAACATCGCCCTCAGTAGGCGACGCAGAGCCGTCTGCAAAGAGTTTGTACTCCTTGTCTTCCTCGATAACTTTCCCGCTACCAATACGTGCATGAATGTTTTCTGCCAGTGCTCTCAGCAAGGGGCAGTAGGTGCCTAAAGTGCTAAGCGTAATCTTAATACCGCGAAGCCAGGCGATGAAGTTCGTATCAGTCCGCTGTGACACGTCCCAACCTAGGCGTGCCAGCAGTTTCCCACTCTTCGGGATAAGTACGTGTGTCGAGCCACACGGCATAAACCGTGCCGAACAAAACTCAACTGCCATGGGGTCGTACGTGCTTTGTAACTTAACCTCAAGGCCCAGATCCGTATACAGTGCAATTGCCCCTGGGTCTCCACCAATGCGAGCGTACTCAACATCGGTTGTGATGGTAACACTGTCATCACCACAAATAATAGAGATCCATTTGCGACCAGTCTTATGAACATAGTGCTTGAGGCACGCATTGATAATGGTGTCCCCGCAACTAGTGTCCGGCCAGCCGGATTGCATCGTGTATGGAACGGAGTACTTTGTCCCCAAGCCAGTCATACCTGTTGACTTCTTGGTCCGACGAAGAGCGACTCTGATCTTGCGAGTTAGGGTTTTACGGTAGAAATGGTTCAGGACACCGAAAGCGCCCTTCCCCAGGTGGAGATCAAATCGCGACTGATCGTCCTCAACAAATATGACACGTTCGTTAGCGCCACACATCCTCTCTATAGCCTTTATCGCCTTAGAGAAGCTCCTACCTATATCCTCATTGGACATGCCGCAGGTGTAGACCACTTGCCTCCCAGCAAGTATATCCTCTGACGACATCCCTCGAGGTTGTAAACCCTGATGAACATTCTTTGCTAGCCTGCGCATATGAGGCCCAACAAAAGCTGAGAGCTTAGGTGGGCAACCTTGGATGAAGCGCGGATCGCTATACACGAGCTCGGTTTCCAGGGCGAGCTCGACAACGACTTTCTCTTTCTTGTTGAAAGAACTGGCCTTGATATCCTTTGGCTTTGGGATGGGCTCAAAGATATTGTGGCGCATGTCGAGGAAGATGTTCCTTTTACGAGCGGGGAAGGTACCACACCACTCGTCGTAGTTCATTGGACAGTAGACAGGCCGGACCATAGAAGCTAGTACGTCAGCCACAGCACGTAGCCGGCACCAGCGTTGTTCCGTTGTCCTCAAGATTGTTGGAGATGCATGTTTGGGAAGCAGCTTCCCAACGCGTCCATCCATCGCTATGGCCTCATTACAGGCGCACTGTCGATTGATGATGGGCTCAAAGCCTCGGACGCTGAACCCTCTACGCATTGCGAATTTGGGGACGCACGCGGTGCTAACGCGTTTGACCCTAAACTGATCCTGTACATCTACAGGCTTGACTTTCCTCATAGCTAAGCATGTGTCTAATTTAACATAGGGCTTGCTCACACCGTTCACTAAGAGTTTAGATCTCAACATGTGATCGGGGTCGCCATAGAAATGGCTGAACAAGTTCCATGCACTGTGCAACGGCACAGCATACGCAATAGGCAATGAGGTAAGCACGCAATGAGCTAAGAGCTTGGCCACATACATCGTGATTGATTTAGACTCCGTGGCAGACAGCATAGCAGCTATCAATGCTCTTAGGAGAACAAACTTTATCTTGATGGGTTGGGCACGTAATCGTGCAAGAGAACGAAGAGCGTGCTCACGTAGAGGCGTCGCATTAACATTGTGGAATCCTCTGAACAGCCTCACGAGTGATGCTGTTGCGAATCTCTTAGAGTATTCCTCGAATGATGCGTCGGCTACAATGCGCACGCAGG